CTTCATTCTGTACAGGATCTGTCAAGTGGATTAGCAAGTTCTGTACCTCCTCGCCTTTCGGGGTTGCACTGATCTTGTCCAGCTCGTCAAACATGAGAACCATGCTCATGCTCTTCGCGGCAACTAGACTATTAACGATCTTACCGCAGTGGCTGCTCTCATAAACCAACTGGTGACCCGTGTAAGTTGTCGCATCTGAATCGCCACCGAGGCTGATAAACTGGAAGGGCCAACCAAGCGCCTTCGCAATTCCATTCTTGATAAGACTTGTCTTTCCAATACCGGGGGGACCGGTCAGAAGAAGGGAGAGACCCCGACCACCGGGGTTGGCAATCTTGGTCGCAATGAACTGAAGGATCTGCATCTTTGCTTCCTCCTGACCATAGATCGCCTCCTCCAGATGACGGCGCGCCTTCTGCATAAAGGCGCCGCATGTCTCCTGACCATCCTCAATCTTGATTGGAATATCCTTGTAAATGCCAAGAGGAATGCTTGTCAGCTTCTCTAGCCAATTACGCAGCTTGAAGAACTCACCACTGCTTCCATCAAGAGTCTGGAGGCTGTGGTACTTACTGAGAACCATGGTATGCGTCTCTGCAGGCAGCTTCATGGAAAGGATCTTGAACATGAGAGACTCCTCAGCTGTCGTAGGCTTCCGCTCCAGGGTATCAAGAATCTGAGTTTGCTTTTCCGAACTGAGAGCCTTGAACTGATCAATTTGGTCGTCAATCGTGTTTGCCTCATACGGCTCACTGATGAGTTTTACAAACTTCTTAACCTCCTTTGATTCCTTCTTCATATTGTGGCGCTTGGGGATCAAGCGCTCGGCAAAGTCATCTTCAAAGCCACCGATGTTGATCTGGAAACCACTCATCTTAAGTTCGTCATCCTCGTAGTCTTCATCATCGTCCTCCTCGTCGTCTTCGTCCCCTGCTTCGCTTGCATCTTCATCATCTTCATCTTCCTCATCTGCTTCGCTTGCATCTTCATCCTCGTCCTCCTCCTCTTCTTCTTCAACTACCTTCCTCTTCCGATGAACAAGCTTGTTCTTCTTCTTACGAGGAGTCTCCTCTTCCTCTGATTCGTCCTCACTCTCTTCAACAACCTTCTTGAACTTCTTTAAAGACTTCTTCGAAGACTTCTTATCAGATACCTTTGACTTGTGCTTATTCTTCTTCTTAACACTTACTTCTTCATCAGACAGTGTATCAGACTCGGAAACGTATTCTGACTCAGACTCCTCTGATGCAATGAGTCCGCGGATATTTCCCTTGCTATCTACACTATCATCGTCGTCATGCGCAGCATTACGCTTCACCGACTTCTTTAGAGGTTGCCTGCGACCGGAAGACTTATCGTTCACGTCGCTGGAATCCTTCTTATTATTGCCATTTCCACTAGAGTTTGCGCCGCTCCTAGTTTTTGCCATTCTACTCTTCATATCTGATTTCATTTGAACAAGTATTCCGTAAAAAACTTAGCCACCTCGGCGGGCTCAATTTTTACATTTATGAGCGTCTAGTGCCTTTGCGATTGCGACGCGTATTGCGTCTTCCACCTCTGCGTGATTTACGCGTAAGACCCTTAGACAAGCCCTTAGTCGCCGCGTTCATCTCGCTTGTGATACTACGACCTACACGATTGACTCCATTGAGTCCCTTGCCAACAACACCCTTCGCCGCGTTCGTCACTGCACCAACTGACTTCTTTCCCGCGCGCAACAGATGCGAGAGCGGTGAAAATAACGTAGAAAATATAGCCATTCTGTTATCGCTGTAGAATTAAATTTTAAGAATGTCCTGGATATCCATCAAGAGAAAGCGAGATTTGGGAGAAAGGCTCGGATACGTTGCATCTCTGAGATTAATTAGTGTATCCAGAAGAACCTGATTCTCCAGAAAGATCTTTCGGCGAATCGTAACAAAGAACTGCGAAGATGATATCTTGAGAACACGAGACATACGCAGCATACAATCTACATATTCCTCAATGAGCGCACGCTTCTCGTCAACCTTACCATACTTATTGATGAGTTCAAAGAGAGATTTGAAAATCATTGTAAGGCTCTCAACCGGGAGGATTTCAAGCGCCGTAAGTTCAGCTAGAAACTGACTGTAGCCATGCCTATATTTCTTTTCTATGTTTTCCTTCTCGAATGACTCTTTTGTGTCAATAAGCTTTGTAGAATCAATATCTTCAAAGATTTCCATATAATTACGGAGCAATATCTCCATCTCCACAAAGATGATTGTATACTTTTTACCAATCTCTGAAAGAAGTTGCGCATAGAGAGGACAATAGATTTCCTCTGCAGCCGCCTTTGAAAACACCATCATCATAAAATCACGCACGAATTCTCCAACCTTCTCATTCTTATCGTCGCCGAGAATTTGAAAGAGAAACTCCCGAATTTCATTGTATGTTGATTGCCCAAACTTGTTCAGCTTGAGACGAATAATACGATTTAGAATCTTCTCTTCGATATCTGCAGTTGAGTTCTTAAACCGACTTTGGTAGCGGACAGGAGGAAGACGTGGAGTTGGAATACTAGGATTAGCTAAATCCACTGATTTTTGAAACGAAGGAGTATTCGTAGTAGGACCTTTGTAGGGCATAGGACCCTGATTTCTCCTAAACTTATTGTGATAAGCACCACCATAATTAGATGGATTGGCACAAGATGCCGCATTAAGTGCAGGTCCCGGTGTACCATGCCCACGGCGCCAATCAGGAACCAAAATCGCCGTCAAATCAAGAATGCCCTTCAAATTCTTAACCTTCTCCTGAACACCGGGTTGTGCTGTTCTTGCCTTGCTCCTTAAGCCAAGAACAGCACTTACCAGCGACATCTCCGAAGAACTCATATTTAATATAACAGACATTTTTTTAGGTTGTTAGTATAAATCCGACGAGCCTGCGTTTCAAATTTTGTTTTGATTTACCCTCCATATATAAATGCTAGACGATCTGATAAAAGATTCAAGAGCAACAGATCTTATAGAAACACTAGATTTCCAAACTGAATGTGGAAAAAAACAGTTTCTACATGATCTTCATACGCCACTTACAACTGATATAAACATTTTGAAGAAAAAACAAGAATCAATTCAGTTTCAGCGTTCAACTATGGATATCGCAGCGTCATTTGACATTGTAAAACAAGCTGAAACAAAACTTAAAGATATTCTTGAACCAAGTTTGCTTGATAAAGAATCGGTTGAACAAATTCTATTTTCTAAATGGAAAGCAATTGAACTCTTTAATACAATTCCTTTCTGTATTTTCTTCGTGAGTATGTGGAAACAGTATGCTATGCCTGTTTTAGCCATTTGTATGCCTTTATTGTTCTTCTTCGGTCCGTATATTGCCTTAAGATATGTTTACAAACTACCTATCACATTTTCAGAGTATTTGACAATTTTCTTTAAAACACTTGGTATAGACGGAAAAATAGAATTTAAACAAATTATTCAGTTGACCGTTACTGCTATTTCAGTCGGTCAATCTATGTATCAACCTGTCCAAAATGCGTTTCATATTAGAAAGATAGATGGTGATCTTCAAGAAAAAGGCAGAGCAATTCTTCAAATCAGAGATGTTCTAGAAACATTATATCCTGGGCAACCGGAAAAAAATCCTCTATCCGACCTTGATGAGAAAGATATCTTACGATCATTTGCAGAATGCTGGGATCTTCCCTTCCGCTTGAAGATTGCTTTTCAAAATATCGGGGAAAAGGAAGTTCTCTTTCGTTTAGCCAACTGCGAAGAACTTCGCCTTGTCTCTTGGAATACGAAAGGAACTGTCCTTTTCAAAGAAGCAAAAAATCCCTTTCAAAAAGATACCGTTCCCTTTTCTGTATTTCTTAAGGACGGGAAGCAGCATTGTATTCTGACTGGACCGAACGGTGGGGGCAAATCATCCTTCATGCGCAGTCTCTTGCTCAATATGTTCTTGGCGCAAAAATTCGGTCTCTTTTTCGGCACCGTTAATTCGAAGGCATCTATTGATCCCTTCGATTGGATTGCGAGTGGTTTACGTCTCGAAGATACACCTGGTATCTTATCACTGTTTGAAAGAGAAGTACAATTCGCTGCAGAGTCACTACAAAGAAAAGGTAGAGGATTTTTGATTTTTGATGAGCTGTTTCATAGCACAAATCCTCCCGATGGTGAGAGAACAGCAGCAATATTTCTCAAGTCAGTATGGGCAAAGAAAAATCTTACAAGCATCATAAGTACTCACGTGTTTTCTCTTGCTGATAAAGCCCCGAGTCATGTACTCAGACTTTGTACTCCTGCAAAAAGACTAGACGACGGTACGCTCCATTTTGACTACAGTCTTCATGAGGGAATTTGTAAAATCAGTAGTGTAGATTTAGTTTTTAAGAAATGCGGATTCCCCAGTTCCCGGAAAACCTAAGTTGGAAGGAGAATGGCTACAATCAGTGATACATTGACCATGGGAATTGTGCTCTCAGTTATCCTCGGGTCTCTATTTTTCTATTTGTACACACGTCTATTACAGGTAGAGAAGAGAATAAGTTTAACTGAAAATATTTTGCTGGATTTGAAGATGGCGACAGAAAATACTCTTTTAATGATGGGCTCTGGCTCTAGCAATCGATTCATGGCTAGTAATTCTGATCATGAAGATAATCAGACAGAGCATGTTGAGCCAACAACTGATGCGCAGCCCCTGCAGGAGCAGGAGGTTGAGGAGCTGAAGGAGGAGGACTTTTACAAGTCCGTTCTACAGAATGCGTCAGTTGAATCTACGGTTACGGCGCCTGTCGAAACAAAGCAAAGTGTAAAGATGGATGCGAACTACGAGGCTCTAACAAAGAAGGAGCTACAGGAGTCTCTAAAGCAGCGTGGCTTGAGTCTTCCAAAGGGCGCTGGGCGCAAGGAGATGATTGATACACTCAAGAAGAACCCTTTACAGGCGCAAGTGCCATTAGAAGAGGAGGTCAAGGCTGGCAGCGAGTCTACTCTTTCCGCAATGGATGGCGCTGAACTTATTGAGTAAGAATATTCTACGGATATGGTAAATGGATAGCAAGTTCTTTCGGAAAACAACAGACCCCAATTATTACGCCCAGAATATTGTTCAGGAGCCGAGACAGCAACCAGCAGGACGTCCTTCTCTTCCTACAGCCAATACTCGGTTTCCAGGATATGCTTCAACGGCAAGTGACGGTCGTCTCGTCACAGACTATAGACCGAGATGCAGTCAAAATGTAGCGGCTGGATCACAGTATGCTACGAAGGAATGGCTAATCCATAATGCAGATTCAATTATTGATGTTTCAAGAGAGAGACAAGCCACATATACGGGCGCCATTTATGGAATGGATACAACTGTAGTTCCTCTCATGGAAGGTGCAGTTCAATGCTATCCGATGGGCTGTGAATATTTAGATGGTGATAAAAACGGAGTGGGTATTGAGCGAATGGATAAGGCTCCTGAGCTGTTTGGTACATTTAGTTACCAGGGTTTTCTTAGAGCACCGTCAGCAAAGACAGACTTGACGACACGCTTTGAAGGTGGTCGCAATTCTATGAGAGGACAGACATTTAGACCGTTAGGCAATGGGTCTATTATGAGCTCTGTATAAATTCTAAACTATATTTAAATGGATTCTGTAGCACGAAAACTTCGTATTCATGTTTCAGCAAGGAATAGTAGAAACAAAAACAAAAACAGAAACAGAAACAGAAACACGCGGAAAACACCACGCGCTCCTCCGCCGTCTCCTGCCACGTCAAAACCTCCCAGAGTGCCAGCAGTAAAAACACCAAGAACCGTCCAGGCTGAACAAATTGCTAGACGTCTCCCTAACAAGAAAACAATGGTATTACAAGCCAGTTCAAATAACAATAATAATAACAATAGTGTAAATATGTCTCAAGAAGAGTTCTGGGATGCCCTAGAAAAAGAGATCGGAACTTCAATCTAAATACGTTACTGTATATAAACTAGATGCCCGAACTAACAATCTTATCATTTGATATTGGAATCAAAAATCTGGCGTGGTGTCTTATGAAACGCAACACAGATCTAAGTGGATCCCACTATCAAATCCTCGGCTGGGAAAATGTAAATATCTTGAGTGATGGTGCTCCAATTGCTAAGATCACATGCCACAAGTGCTCTGCGAAGGCAACGCATTCAAGTGGTGACACATTATCGTGTGGTCGTCACTGTCCCACGGAAAAACCTGCGTTTCGCGATCTGAGTGGAAATGCATTCAAGAAAATTCCTGCGCTCAAAGACCTGAAACTCCTCTTTGTACAACGTGGTCTTGCCAATCCGAAGTCGAAGGACGACGCCACAAAAAAACTTGCGACCGTGTTTTCACTGCCCATCGAGGTCAAAAAGGTTAAGAAAGCTGTCGATACCGAACTCTCTGTTCTTCACGACGGAATACGAAAACTTGTTTTGGAAAAGAAGGTGCTCTTTGCTCAAGCAAATGAAATACATCTAGAAAATCAGCCAGTCTTGAAAAATCCTACAATGAAGTCTGTACAGATGTTGCTGTTCGCCACGCTACGGGATATTTTGCAACCTACGTTGCCTGGACAACTATTACCCACTCTAAAGCTCATACATGCAGGTATGAAAGTTAAGGGTGTACAAGCGGGAGATGCCGGTTACAAAGAGAGAAAGCAGGGCTCAGAGTTTGCCGCAAAGCAGCTCCTTGGAGGGACCATAGTCAAAGACGCCGCCGTGTGGAAAACGTTTCTCGAGAAACATACAAAGCAGAACGACTTAACAGACGCATTTTGTATGTGTATAAATGCATTAACATAAACGTAAATCGGACTTAAAATAACGGTCAATCTTGCCTACAAACTCCGCGTTCAATAAACACAAGTGGCTAATTTCATATTCATGTTGTTCAGGAATTTTACGCTTCTCTATAAAATCAGTTAAAGTTGTGGGGAAAGAATCATACAATGGGCTCCGATATCCTTTTTTTTCTAAAAAAAGGGATATCTGAAATAAACTTGACACATTCATGAAAAATACAACGTAATCGCCATTTTGCCTAAAATCAAATGGACTTAACTGCTCTTCCAGTACACTAATATCATCGGCGTCCGGATTCACTTGAAATATTTCTTCTACAACTTCACGTATTGCTGTCTCGATTGACGTCTCAAATCCACGTCGTTTCCCGCCAAACCCACTCCACGAGTCTAATGACGGATTCCATCCACTCAAAAAATTCTTACCATCTTGAAACAATATGCCCGCCGCGCTAAAACTCATCCGCCTTCTTTGTCCGATGACTTTAGAAAATGCCAGAACCCGCGTTAAGAGCCGCAATACAAATTTCCGGAGAATTTCGTTGTCTTCATCTTATAAAAGAGTACTATGAACAAAATATTTTACAAGATCTTGAAAGACGGGGATATGCCGTTGATATCTTTGCTCACTGTTGGAAAAAGGAAGAGACATCCTTGGGAACATTTCTACATGAACATCGCGGCAACTGGCATGAGACTATGCCAGTCTTTTCAAATGATGAAGGTGTAAAATTCTTCAAACCTGTCTCTTATCTTTTTCAAGATCCAAATGAAGTATCTATGATAAAAGGTAAACATAGATGTATACAAATGTGCTATTCTATATTTATGGCAAATCACCTACGTACTGTCTACGAGAAGCGGACAGGAATTACCTACAATCTTGTTATGCGTCATAGAACTGACTGTATTGTAAATGAACCACTTTTTAAAGATCTACCGACTATTTCATCATTCTTAGTCATTCCGAAATCAACTACTGTCTCAAATGACGATGGACCTTATAATGACGGCGATGAGAATCATATTTGCGACTGGATAGCATACGGAACTCCAGATATGTTAAATATTTATGCAAGTGCATACCTTATGTGGGCAGATTCAGTAAATACTCCCGATGGACATGCATGTATTGCTCTGAATTTGACCAAACACAAGGTCAAGGCAATTCGGTCATACCTTTCCTTTTTCCTTGTTGAAGGAAATGGTCAAATACGGGGCATTCTGCGTAATAGTAGTATTTAAAAGAACTGTGAAAAGACAAGCAAAGAAGAGAAATGTCTGGGCGCGGTGTGACGATTCAGGAAATGGAGGATGTTTCACGGACATTTGGTGGTCCGGACTTCAACCTAAGCGGCGACGTAGGTAATGTTATAGATATAACGGATAACTCCGACATTCTTGGTTTAAATATGTTAGCGAACCAGTCAAAAATTTCAATTGGTCCTCGGGAAAATTCATCATCATCATCGTACAGTGTGCCGCAGCAGGTTCAGGTACCGATGGATTCACAGCAAATGTCTGAAATTGAATTGTCGCCCTTGGAAAATCTGGACACGATCACGCTAAACATGGACCCCAGCACCATGGGTGCTAATATACAGATCAATAAGGAACAGGGTATTTACAGCAATTCACAGAGTGCATCGGGTCCTGGTATCAGCTTGACACCGGCGCAGGTTCACAGGAACCCCGAGGAGGAGAAAAAGGAGAAGATCGAATACTTGAATAAGCTCCAGCGCCTGGAGCAAAAGGGATTTCCTGTCTCGAAGCGATTCACCATGGACAATAATCTGGATGAGATAAAGCAGGAATTCAATCGCCTTGTAGATGCGCGCAACTTGGAGGGCTCTCTCCGTTTTCAAAGACAGGCGCTTATGGGCGTCGTGACGGGCATGGAGTGGATGAACAATCGGTTCGACCCGTTTGATCTGAACCTCGAGGGCTGGTCCGAGTCTGTACATGAGAACGTAGAGGATTTCGATGAGATCTTTGAGGAGCTCTATGATAAGTACAAGGACAGAGGAAAGATGCCCGCGGAGGCGCGTCTCGTCTTTGCTCTCGCCGGCTCAGGTTTCATGTGCCACGTCAGCAACACCTTCATGCGTCAGCGTCTCGGACAGGGCATGGACAATGTCTTGAAGAATAATCCGGATCTGGCGCGCCAGTTTGCCGCGGCTGCGGCGGCGGAGGCTGGCTCGGGTTTCGGTAACTTTATGGGTATGGCGATGGGGCAACAGCAGCCGCCTGGACCTGGCTTAGCCCCGCAGCCACAGCAAGGTCCGACCGGCGCCTTCTTCGGTAGTTCCAGACAACAGCAGCAACAGCAAGGCGCCGCCACGCCGCAGCCTCTGACACCGCAGAACATCGCGTCCGTTGAGCCGCCGCGCACAGCCAGACGAGAGATGCGCGGACCGAGTGGCGTGGATGATATCTTGAAGACGTTCGAGGAGGTTCGTCGCGCCGAGGCGGTCGGCAACTTTGAGCCGCCTCCTATGTCCATGGGTGCGCCGCCCGCCATGAATCAGCCTGCAGTCCAGATCGCGGCTGAAATGGAGAGTGTACACAGCGGTGATCTCGGCAGCACAACGGAGTCATCTAGAGGCGGTGGTCGTGGTCGCAGACGCAGACAGCCGGTCGGCAATACAATCACTCTACAGGGTTTGTAAAAATAAGTCTAATAAATAGGTAGTGAATGAGCAAGAATAATTCGGTAAATATAATAAAATCTCCAATTGCTATATTTACATTTGGACGTTTTCAACCCCCGACAAGTGGTCATAAAGTACTGATTGATGCTGTTTCAAGAATCGCAAAGGAAAATGATGGAGATGGATATATTTTTGTTTCAAGTAAACTAAATAACGCTGGACATAAAAATGTACAAGCAATTACGAGAAACATGAAAAAAGCGGGAAATTTTACGTCTACGGGAAATAATGAAAATCCGCTTACAGTGGATGTAAAGATGACCTATTTAAACAAAATGTATCCAGAAGAAGAACGAGATATTCGTTTTATCAATACTACCAAGAGCGACTGTAGAACAGTTCCTTCTGTGTTTCAAAAACTCTTTGATGCTGGATATAAAAAAGTTATTATGGTCGTTGGAAGTGATCGCGTGGAAAGTTTTGGCAAATCATTTAGCCGAGCCAATGATTCAGTAAGAGTTGTTTCTGCAGGCGAACGGAATCTTGAAAACGAGTCATCAAACGATCCGACAAAAATGTCAGGTACAAAAATGCGAAAAGCCGCACTCAGAGGAGATGTTGAATTTTTCGGAAAGGGTGTGAAGATAGGTTCAATGACAGATAAAGATGTTGTTGATCTAATGAATTTAATCCGTGCTGGGCTTGGTTTTCCACCCTTCGCAGGAAAGGGCGGAAAACGAAGAAATACCAGAAAACACCCCAAGATCTAAGAGTTTATCTTTTGCAGGTTCTGCATGTAAATAAGTTCTGCCGTGAAAGGCTCTTTTTGCTTTGACGGCTCACCTTGCTTTGGACTTACACGTGCCTGCTTCTCCATGAGTTTTCTCAAAATATCCTGCTCCTCAGGTGATAAGCCAATTTGTCCCTCCTTTGGAGCTTCGACTGTTATAGGCGTTCCCAGATAGAATGCACTATTCTCATTCAAGAGAACAGTCATAATAAGAACAACAAAGACAGTCATGATAAGCGCCACAATAATGTTGCGCGTGGCAACAAACAGCACTGTAAAGATTAGGCAGCGCCTGATCCATGGATGCTGGAAGAATTTTTCCTGTTCTTTTGACATTTCCATTCCTAGGAAGCGACCACCCAAATTGAGAAGAAGCATCATGAGTCCAATAAAATAAGGATTTGTGTTAATGCCCATAATGAGACCTTCAAGCGGATTTAGGGGTCCCATTGCTGCGGCAGCAATAACCGGGGGCATAGTCGCCATTACTCTATCCAGGTTTGAGTTAGTTTATGGAGATCTTCAAAATAGAAGAAAGCTGTCAGAGCAACCATGGAGGCTACATACGGACTCCAGGATGCCGCCATAAAGACGAGGAAGACAATCGCTAGGCGCCAGATGGGATAGGCATAAAGTTTTACAAGTCCAATGCTGTAAGGAGATTCGAAGATAGCACCTTCAAATACATTCCAGATGAAAAAGACTGCCGTAACAACTACACAGAGGATTGTGTCTATTTTTTGGTGGTCCATTACGCTCTATCTACTATGTGGAAACAGAGCTATTTTGAACACTTCCGGAATATTTGCCAGAATCATCTTGTATAGCCTGTGTTTTGATGTTATCCTCCTCAATGAGTGTGGGATTTTCACCTAGGACTCGCTCTATGAGCCACTTGTTTTCTTTGGGTATGACACGCACATCTGTATTAAATCCTTCCTTGACTGTTTTGCTGCTTCCGGCACCAATCAAGAGACCGGCAAAGAGCGCAAAAACGAGTCCGAGACCCCAGCCGTATCTCTCGACCATAAAGTACGTAGCACCGACTAACAGCAGACGACCGAGAGTTGTGTCTGACTGTTTTGCTATATCGCTTGGCAACTTAGACATGAACACAATTCCTAAAAAAAGTCCTACAAAAAGTAATATTTCAAGCGGAGAACCGTACTTTTGTAAGAGATCCGCAAAATGTGCTTGGAAACCACCCGACTGAACTTGCTGTTTCATCTGCTCCTGGCGCTCAAAACATTTTGCCAGAAAGAGCAGGGAAGGTCCGGAGGACTATGGAATTTTGTACACTTGAAGACGCATTTCCAGATTTTCAAACGAAGTCAAGCGCCAGAAAAGAAGAACGGAGAAAGGCGAAGAAGTGCAAAGGTCCTGCGCAGACCTTTTTACAGTCACAATCACCTGTGACTGACCCCGATCGCCCTGCTCAAATACGCATGGAGGAGGTGTCACCGGTCAATGAGAAGACTGGGCTGAGAGAGCATTCTCCGGTAGATGCTCCGCAGGCGGAGCCGTTCTTGGACAGCGGCAAGGAATACGAAGAGTTGCTCTCGTCTTTAAGTAAAGTACAGGATGAGGGAGAAAACAAACCAAATAGACAGATTGCGGGTCCTACGAAGCTGGATAAGGGAAAGCCGCCTGCTTTCTTTGGCTTTAATGAGGATGATGATACGACGGAGGGTTTCGCATCATTTACCAATGTGATTGGTGATGATCCGGGATATAAGCTGTCGCCGGATTTTACACAGACGTTTAGTGCAAAAGGACTGGCGAAAGCAACTGGTATGCCGACCGATGGCTTGCCGACCGAGGACATAAACACCAACATGATGTGGAAACCGATGACAAGCGGCGGCTCTACAGCATTCTTTCAAAAGGTGACCTCTAGACCTGCACAAGTACAACCCTCACCTGAAGATGGGCGCGACGTAATTAAGAAGCTGGATAAAATTTTCGCACGCTTAGATGACCTGGAAAATAGGAAGAGTGAGAACGCAAATACGGAGGTGGTTCTATTTGTAATGAGTGGTCTCTTCATTTTGTTTACTATGGATTTGCTTGTGCGAAAGGCGGGCAATGTTCGCTTGGTGCGTTAGATTGAATACCGATAAATAAATGCAATTAGATTGCTTTTATTTAGTGGTTTTTATGCTTAGTTATTTAATGGCGATTACGACGGGACGCCTTGCGATTCTTGCGGCTTGACTTGCGATTCTTGCGACTGCGGTTCTTGCCGCCATTCATACCTTCTATTAAAGGCGCACCAGGAGGGGCAGCAACCCCTCTAGTTTGAAGCGGGCGGGGAACTTCTTCACTTAATACCTGTATCGGTGATTCAGCAAGTGGGGGATATCTTCTTTCTACTTCAGCTAAACTGCCGCGTGACCCATTAGTATGTCTAGGTACTGGAGCCGCATTAGTAAGACTAGGTACTGCAGCCGCAACTACAGCTGGACTTGCTCCAGCCGCCTTTGCCTCCGCCGCAACATCCGCCGTGACAACACCAGGCTTGGCACTAGCAATTGCGGCATTCAGTTCTTCTAAAGCTTTGCCTGTTATTTTACCCTGTAGCTCTAAACTTGTTACCTTTTGTACAAGCAGCTTGATCATATCAGTCTGCTCGCGTCCAGACAGGCGGTACATGGCTCTTGAGACTGCACCTGCGCCGCTACCCATTGCTGAGAATGCAGCCTTAGCGGCTCCGCTTACACGAGTTCCGAAATTGAAAAGTGCTTTACCAAGGCTTTTACGCGTAGAAATCATAAAGTTTTTAGCCAAACCAAGACCAACTAAGATCTTTGCCTTCGCAGCAGACCAAGCTGCTGTCGCCGCAGGAACAGCAACTGTTATTAGATAATTAAGTGAGCTTGATCCAGCAAGTGCTAAACCAGCAATGATCGCGGCGGCGGCAGCAACAGGGACGAGCGCGGCAACAATTGCAGCAGCTGCACTACCACCTATTACAATTCCAGTTATCTTAGCTAACATTACAAGTGCATCTTTAATATTACTTAGAGCTATTCTTATTTTCTCCTTAGTTTCATCAGAAAGTGTAAGCGCTTTCAGTAGCTGCTCCAACTTCTTTTGTGAATACTTTAATGCATTTTCAGCAAACTTCTTTGATTTTTTGTTTCCTGTTTCTATTGCCATTCTTAAAGCAGCTTCAGCATCAGAAAGCGCAGCGCCCACCTGAGTAACAACAAACGCACCAGTTCCCTTGATTGCGCCGAGAATTGTTGACGGCTTGGAGCGGTCGAGGAGCATGTCCAACTTCGCAACAATTTGCTCCTCGCAGGGAGTACATCCTAATGATGGACTTGGTGCACCAGGAGCAGCAGCAGCCGCCGCGGCGTAACTGGCAGCAGCAGCCGCATTAACAGCTGCATTAACACTACTACTTACATTAGCAGCCAAAGGAAAATCTGAGCTTCCAAAAGCATTCGCGCGCTGAGCTGCTGCCGCATTACGAGAAGCCTTCATAGCCTTTATGCTATTTCTTAGCTTCTCACGGCGGACTGCTGCATTATTGAGTCTTCTTTGTGCATTAGCAGTTATATTTGCACCATTCCATCTACGCGGTCCCCTGTTGGGTAATAGGGGTTCAAGTGCTTCCTGTGCCCGAGGAGACAGACCGGCGGGACGAGCATGAGTAGGAGGAAAAACAAAACCAGGTGGAGGTCCGGGGGGGCGTCTGGCATTAAAGCCTTGAGGAATCCCAGAGTTTAAACGTACAACGGGTTCATTACTACTTAAAAAAGAATTAGCAGACCCAGGAGCTACAAAAGTACCGAGGTTGCCAGCAGGCTCATTTCGTTGCCTCTGTCTTAGAAGAGCTTGCATTCTTGGATTGTTATTAGACATGCCTTGTTTTCTCAAATAAGCAATCCAATTCGCAGCGGGAGCATTAGTATCGGGCTCATTTTTACGACGCTCCGTTATAGGACCACCTTCAGGACCTTTAGGACTAGGTTGTCCAAAAGCTTCAAAAGCTGCAAGATTCGCCGCCCGCGCCGCCGCCGTGCGCTGGTTCGGGTTCGGCGGCGCGGCGGCGGCAGCTTTCTCAGCTAAGCGCGCTTGTACTGCGGGATTAGCAGCAATGGCTGCCCGTCTCTTTTCTAGGTTTATCTGATTAACAACAGGAGTTTGACCCCGATCCCTTAGCCTCTGTTGAAGTCTAGCTGTCGTTCCCCGATTACTCATGATTTTATTCTGATTAGACCCAACATTTAATAAAAGACGCGCATGTCGTTTTGCTGCGTTAGCCGCTTGTGCCCTCGCCAATCCAGGAGTTGTGTTATGACTGACAAGTCTTTTATTTTTACGCGAAGGTGATGGAACGACTCCAAAAGGATACCCACTTTGACTAATTGCGGGGCTAACTGCCGGGCTAATTGCCGGGCTAATTGCCGGACTAGCGATTACTGGAGTAATTGCCGGACTAGCGATTACTGGAGTAATTGCCGGACTAGCGATTACTGGAGTAATTGCCGGGTGAACATTTGGACCCTGAAAAAAAGAACGACCCTCATTCATATTCCAAATATTTGGTTCATTTCTTGCTGCTTTTCTTTGAGCCTTTATGATATTATTTTGATTTTCAGGCAGAGCTACTTCTGCCGCATTGCGTGCTCTTTGATTTGCTCCATTTGGGGCTGCAGCCGGTATCGGAAGATTGTTATTCGATTCAGCTATTGCTTCTAATGTTGGAGTAAATCTAGGATTTACTTTACGAGTTTGTTGAGAAAGCTGACGTGCTGCATTTGCCGCCCTGACTTGAATAGCCAATTTGGCTTTTTGCGCGGCACTGGCTTTTGCAGCATTATTATTTATAATTCTCTGTGCCCGTTGCCGATTTAACAATACCCTACGTCTTTGTGACTCATTTCTATTAGCCGGATTATTACGAAATGCTGCTAATTGCGTTGGTTTCTGTCCAAATAGTGATCGGAAATAGTCCATTTATAAATGTAAAGATTTAAACCCACCTATGCTTGGTAAGCGTCTCTTTCTTCTGCCACCATCTTGCTCATTAATAATTTTTTTGCGTTCTTCATCGTTTTCTTCATTTGAAACACCTTCAGTACTATTTGAATTTAAAGTGTCATTCTCAACCTCAAATTTCTTCAATATATTTTCATAAAGTTTTAAATGAACTTTCTGTGTAAAAATACGGGTATCTTCGCATTCCGCTTTTGTTAATAAAACCGAGTCTTTAAAACACGATGAATGACCTATATTTTTCAAAAAATTAGCAAATTCACCCTTCCAGCCCTCACCAAATGTTTGTTTTAAAAGTTCATCTGTTAGTTCAAGAGCATCCTTAAATTTTTTTTCACCTTCACTGTACTCAGCATTTTCCCAATCATTGTATGTAACTTCATTATAAGGACGTATTTCAAAAAAAAGTCCATCTACACTAATTTTAATATCTTTTGATTCTTCTCTTGATGAACCTGGAAGTTCCTCTTCATCCTCTTCCTTTTCTTCCTCCTCTTCCTCCTCTTCATCTTTATCCTCTTCATCCTCTTCATCCTCTTCATCCTCTTCATCCTCTTCATCCTCTTCCTCTTCCTCTTCCTCTCCTTCATTCTTTCTCTCTTCATTACGATTCGCTTCAACTTCTTCATTAAGATTTGCTTCAGCTTCCTCTTCTGTTTTTTCGGGCGGTCCTTTTCTAGCATTCTTAGCTTCCTTAGACATGTTAACTTCTTCAACATTTTCCAAGTTGTTATTACTTTTAAATCCCAATCGTTTTCTGATAGCTTTCCCTGCCTTTTTTAAAATACCAGCACCACCCCGAACCGGTTGTATAATAGCCCCTTCACCGCCGCTGAGCATAGATACGTCAGCGAGACTACCGCCACCCTGAACTGCTGTAATTGGAACACTTTCACCGCCACTCAATAAACTTACACTTGGATTAAAATTCGGAGGCGCTTGATCTCCCATCTATTTAGAGGACACCTAAGCAATTGTTGCAGTTTTCCTCTATAAATAGATGACCGACGTCGCAACCCCAGGAAACATGATTCGTTTTGACCCCGACCCCCAAACTCGCCGTAGAAAGATCCACTGCAAGCAAGAACTCATTGTACATAGTCTCCAGCGCTTCTATGCGCAGCGCACAGACATCAACGAGATTCTCCCCATTCTACTCGGCACATCCGCTCTCTCCCTCCGACTCATTGACTGGTTTGTCACAAACTATGCGAAGGCACACAATACAGCCTACATCTTTGAAGGACAAGAGTTCCTCGTCTACACAAATTACAAGAGTCAGCTCAAAGCCTATAGCAAAAAGCTCTTTGATCCCTTCTGTCGCCGTGAGCGAATCTACTTCCAAGTTCCCGGTCAACCGTCATTCTTGACAACCGTAGGAAAACTCAACTTCTTCCGGTGGGCTCTAGAAAAGGGAGTTCTCGATTACCTACGCCTGAATACGGCAACCGTAGAGGCTGAAATGAATTCGCAAATGCGCGAGAATGCCAAACTCCGGAAGACCACGCCTACAAACACAACAACAACAGCATCATCACAGCAGTCACAGCAGACAACAAGTACACAGAGATCAACGACCCGCAGGCGCCTTGTAAATAAAGAGCAAGTGTCTGCAAAACTGATGCAGAAACATACTCTTGAAATTGAGATGCGATTCGATTAATTCTTCCGGTATTTTGTTCCAGGATCATCAAACGCCGGCTTGAGTTCTTCATATGCCTTCAGCGTTGTAATATTCTTCTTTTCAACCGATTCGGGTGAGACCCATGTACTTTGAAAACCACGCTGTAAAATTCGCTTCGATTCACGGATTCCACGATCCTCCTTATCTTCAGTAATCGCCGACCGCAATTCCCTAATTGCGTTACGGGCATCATGAGACGGTGAATAATTTTCGAAATAAGGATTCTGTGTAAAATCGTCCTTCCCAGCGACCATCGTTGGATTCTGTTTATACGGCGCGCTCAATGTATTACGACTCGCAATCGGATTCATGTCGCCTAAAATTGCAGCGCCATTCAAATCCGGGCGATTAAATTCTAAATAGGGCGCATCCGTCTGCCAATATTCAAATTGCCGAGCATTCACAGCGTCGCGTGTTGACACTTCCCGTCGTGTTCTCAAAACCATTTGCGGTAGAGGTACCGCGGGTTCGTATTGTAATGGGAAAGGCTGCATCTATCTAAACTATCTTGAACACTCTTTTTTAAGAGAATGTACCCGTCAAAACTCGTACCCTATATTTTGAAGAAAAAACAAACAGATACACTGATAATCTACAAATTTTCAGTATTTCTTACAAACGGCGGCAAAGGTGTATTGGATCTCAGCCAAGGCGAAAATCCAGAACAAACTCTTGCAGAAAACGGATTCGTTGTCGAGAGTCTCTACAAGACTGACAATATAGTCTATGCTAAAATCGATGAGGCAAAGACAAATATGAACAGTTTTTACACGTGGACAGAAACCAAAAAGGAAGACTGCTGGAGAACATTTCATTTATGTGTTGATCTTACGTCGAATAAGTCCTGGTTTCATTCACAACATATCGAAACCATATTTGAAGGATCGTCTTTGACCCCGCACTCTTTATTTTCAAGTCTTCTGAGTCTTAAGACTTAGCACGATAACAATGTATAAGAGATGAGCTCCACCCGTAATAAGACAGTAAAACGTACACAGGATGATATCAGTGGAAATACTGTATTCACGCCGCTCATGAATTTCTTACAAAAGGAAACGGAGTCTGCATTCAGGAGACCGTGGCACAGATTGGAGCGTGGTCTTCGCATGAATAGGCTCCGTCTCTTTAGTGATGAGGAGGCGAAGCGTCTACATTTGTCCGAACAGGAAAAGAATAACCTGTTTGTTCTTTTGAACAAGAGTTTGGAGAAGAAGCTTCTAAATAGTAAAACCGCCGTTGTTTACGATATGGAGGAGGAGAAGATCAAGGAGATCAAGGGTCTAGTTACGCATAGAAATAGCGCTGGAGAGACTCTCTTTCAGCTTCTAGACCGCAGAAATGCCGTGACATTTAGACGCAGACCTAATTCGACAGATCTGACAGACAAGGAATCTAAACTCTAATTCTATACTAAGGTAGGTAAAACTTGAACGGTCGGCATGTTCAGCGAGTATCATGAAATGTTTAAACCTGTATGCGAATTTGTAAAAACATCAACTGATATTTTACCTTATGGCGATCATCCCACACTCTTTACAAGCTGTTTTACTGACAGTTATTCATTGTTACAGTACAGTCTTCGGGAGTCGGAACTCAGTGAAGCAAAGAAAAAGAAGGCAGAGAAACTCTGCGAATTTGTACATAATGCTTATGAACAATTCTTGGAGCATGCTATTAATCCGGAGTGGACAAGGAAAACAAGCGATGAGCGCGAGTCTATGATTACAACGTTGTGTGCGCGTCCACAGATTGAGCAAAGAACACCTGCCTGGTATGCACAGGCTCTTACTGTTTTAACGGCAAGTGAGTTCTCCACGCTTTTTGGATCTGCGCGTGGTCGTGCTGCTTTAGTACAGGCGAAAGCGAATCCCGTGCCGCCGGCTCCACATTCACGTCCCTCGGCTTTACGAAGCGACGAGATTGGACCGATGACATGGGGTGTTCGCTTTGAGCCGGTCGTGAAGCAGATTATTTTCAAGAAGTGGTCGGCGGAAATTAAGGAAATGGGTCGTTTGATTCACGCGACGGATCCATTCTTGGCTGCGAGCCCCGATGGACTGATTGTAAAGTGCCCGCACAAAGAGAAGCTGGGTCGTCTTATTGAAATCAAGTGCCCGTATACACGGAAAGTCGGTGGTGACATTCCCTTTGATTACTGGGTTCAGATGCAGATTCAAATGGAAGTTGCCGACATTGACGAGTGTGAATATGTAGAATGCGAGCTCGTTTCGAAGAGACCGGGTCTAGAGGTCGTTGATTTGTCAGGATGTAAGATGACGGGCAACGTTTATTTGTGGGGCAATGATGATGGTAATCTAGTTTACGAATACGAGGATGTTAAAAAGGAGGGCTGGACTCTTCAGGAGACAATACCATGGGGTCTCTTGAAGTATCATAATAAGGTTGTGCGTCGTGATCGGGCGTGGTATGAATCTACGCATATCTGGCGCCAGGCTTTCTGGA